GTACGCAAAAGGAAAGCGATGCCTTACGCAGTTTGTGGTGGGATAAAAATGAGGTTTGAGATCCCGGGCCGGCCGATGCCGAAACAGAGGCCGCGAGTGGGGCGGTATGGGAACATATACACGCCGTCGGAAACTAAAGCCTACGAGGAGCTTGTAGGTACCGTGGCGCGGCAACATTGCAAAGAACCTCTGGCGGGAGGTATAGCGGTGGCCATCGAAGTATACGGGAAGAATATCGGCGATTTGGACAACATAGCAAAGTCGATACTCGATGGGATGGCTGGTATCGTGTACAAGGACGACCGCCAGGTAACCGAGTTACGCATCCGGAAGATGTCTGGCGATGAAGAAAAGGCGGTGGTGATGGTATGGCAAAAGGGATTACAAGCATAGCATTGGCAGCATGCTTAATATTAGCGCAAGGCATGCCGTTAAGCGTGGCAGTAAAAGTAGAGCCGTCCGAAGTAGTAAGGTATTACGACGTGCCGCTTAATCGCGAGTTACAGGATCACTTGTTTGCGGTTTGTGAAGAATACGCTGTGCCGGCCGAGTTGGTGTTGGCCATCATCTCGGTGGAGAGCGAGTACGATTGGCAGGCTAAAAGCAGCACTGGCGACTATGGCTTAATGCAGATAAATGAGTGTAATTTAGGTTGGCTTAGAGACTTAGGTATGACAAACGTGTTTAATCCTCGCCAAAACATATCGGCGGGAGTGCATATATTGTCTATGTGTTGGAGCGACGACCTGTCCGAAACGCTCATGCGGTATAACTGCGGAGTTGGTGGAGCCGACAGACTTAAGTCAAAAGGGGTAACAGAAACAGCATATACCCGCAAGGTACTGGCAGAATATGAAAAACTGAAGGAGGCAGGCAAATGTACGCAATAGGCGGCGGCGAAGATGTAAAACCAAAGAAAAAGCGAAAAGTCAAAAAGAAGGAGCGCCCTGCATGGCTGAAGCCTGCGATATGCGAGGATTATCGTAAAGGCATGACCATACACGGCGTGGCGCTCAAGTACCACGTGTCAAGCCGCTTGGTCAGCCAATGCGTGCATGAGGAAGGAATCCTCGGCGCAACACCGAAAACGACGCCAGCATCTCCTGCGTTTCATGACTTGTGCGAATTGCTGCTAATGGCGAAAGTATATTTGGGCCACACGCCTGATGAGAATGAGATAACTCGGATTATGAAGGAGGTGCGGTATGAAACGCGGGAGAGGTAACTATGGTGCGTTAAGTGTGTTGCCGGTGGTGTTATGCATGGTGATGGTGTTTTGCCTTGGAGTGTGGTATGAGAGAGAATATGGCCTCCAGAAAGAGCACACTGGTAGACTCATGGTCAAGAATCTCAACCGCGAGCTGCTGATGTATTGCAAGAAGGTGAAATAAGATGAAAAACAAAAAAACGCAATGGTACTGCATAGATTGCGGTCATACAACAACAAACCAAAAGTTTATGGACGGTTCTTTTTGCCCTAAGTGTGGTGGTGCACATTGGATAAGCAAGCCGGTGAAGTGGGGTGATAAAAATGGCAAGATTATGCACTGAATTTGATATTAAAGTTATGGTACCTGACTGGAAATACTGCAACACTCACAGAAAGGACGAACCTAATAGTATAAAGAATGACCATCAGTGGTGTAAAATCTATAGAAGGCATTACAATAGCGGCTGATTGGGATGTGATGCCGGAAGGCACTATTGTGGAGATTGAAGGCATCGGTTATAGGATTGTGCAGGACACAGGAAGTGCAATCAAGGGGCATAGGATTGACATATATTTTGAGGAACACGAGGAGGCTTTGGAGTTTGGGCTACAGGAAGTGCGAGTAAGAATATTGCGCTAATAAAGGAGGGAATGGCTTGTGCGTGGGCGCTATAATTTGCAAAAGTAAAAATAAATGGTATTATGATGTCGGGAAGCACAAGGCCCACCCATTACTGCTTCTCCTCCTTTGCTTGGCCGCCTGCTTCCTGGGGCGGCCATATGATTATTGGGAGGTGTACGGAATTAAACCCTGGGCGAGGAAATTCTACAACAGCAAAGAGTGGGAACAATGCAGGCAGGCATATATTGCGAGCAAACAAGGCTTGTGCGAGCGGTGCCTGGCGCAAGGAAGGATTAGCCCAGGGGAGATCGTGCACCATAAAGAGTGGCTCACACCAGACACGATTGGCGATCCAAGTGTGACGTTAAATTTTGACAATCTGGAATTATTATGTTGGGAGTGTCACAATAAGGAGCACAGTAAGCAGTTACCGATTGCGGATGAAGTAGAATTCGACGAGAGCGGGAATCTGAGAAAAAAATATTGACTCCCCCCCCAGGTAGAAGAATTATTTTGGACTCTCGGAGACCGGGGAGTGGACCTCCGAAAAACTGGAAACTGGTTTGCACACGACGGGGGTTTGAAACGAGGTGAAACTTTGGACAAGATAGAGAAAGATAAACTGGTTAAGGCGGAGATGCGCAAACTTAACAGGTGTTTTAAAAACATACCAAAAGATAAGCAGCAGATGATTGAGGGTTTGAAGGAACAGGCCGCTTTTATGTATGCGACCCTTATGGAACTTCAGGAAATTATAAACGACGAAGGTCCTGTCGAACTTTTTGAGCAAGGCAAACAGCGCCTACTCCGCGAACACCCCGCTAGCAAGATATACAACGCGATGATCAAGAGCTATTCTAGCGTCATTAAGCAATTGGTAGACATGCTACCTAAGGAAGAAGCAAAGTCAGCAGAAGATGAGTTTGTGAAATTCATTCAGAAGGCGGTCAAATGAATTATATCCAGGCCTATCTCGACGAAATAAATTCGGGCCACATAGTGGTTTCTCAGCGGGTAAAGAAGATTTACGAACGACTGGCCTCAGAGATCAGCGATCCTTCTAGCCGCTGGGAATTCAACGAGGAATTGGCGAACAGGCCTATTGAATTCATCGAAAAATTTTGCCGCCAGAGCAAGGGTGAATGGATTGGAAAGCCCCTCAAACTCGAACTCTTTCAAAAGGCCTACATTAGCGCTCTTTTTGGATTTGTCGATCGGCAAACCAAACTCCGCCGATTCAAAGAGACGATATTCCTCTGCGGGAGGAAGAACGGGAAAAGCGCTCTGCTGAGTGCCATTGCTTTGTATATGCTCATGGCTGACGGCGAAGGCGGCGCAGAAGTGTACAGCATAGCCACCAAAGCCGACCAAAGCCGTATCATATTTTCAGAAGCGGTTCACATGGTCAAACAGTCTCCGGTATTATCGAAGTTTATCAAAAAACGCCAGACAGACATGTACATGCCTATTACATTTTCCAAAATGGCGCCACTGGCCAGCGAGAGCAAAAGCCTCGACGGTCTGAATTCCCATTGCGTAATTATCGACGAACTCCACGCCATCCGAGATCGCAATCTCTACGATGTGATGAAACAATCTATGGGCGCCAGGAGACAACCCATGCTCGTCATGATTACCACCGCCGGCACCGTGAGGGAGTGCATCTACGATGACATTTACGATTATGCCACGAAAGTGGTCGACGGTGTGATCGAGGATGAGCAGTTTTTGCCCGTGCTCTATGAACTCGATAGCCGAGATGAGTGGACCGATTACCGCATGTGGCAAAAAGCGAATCCAGGGTTGGGTACAATTAAGAAAATAGAGTACCTGGCAGAGAAAGTAGAGCGTGCAAAGACGGATCCGAAGGAATTGCCAGCGCTTCTCTGCAAAGAATTCAATATTCGCGAGACAGTGGCGGAGGCTTGGCTGCCATTTGAGGTGATAAACAACGAAGAAACGTTTGACATAGAAGAATTTCGCGGCTCATACGCAATTGGCGGTGTCGACCTCTCTAGCACAACCGACCTCACCTGTGCTACAATAGTGATGATGAAACCCAATAGTGGCAAAAAATACGTATTGCAACAATACTTTATGCCAGGCGAGATCATCGAGCAGAGGGCCAAGGAGGACAAAGTGCCATATGACCTTTGGCAAAGGCAAGGCTTATTGAGGGCAAGCGAAGGGTACAAGATCAATTATTCCGATGTGACAGCATGGTTTTTGGAAATGTTTAATGAATACGACATCAGGCCTTTGTGGATATACTATGATCCTTGGAACTCTAGTTACTGGACTCAGGAAATGCAGGACTACGGCTTCCAGATGGTTGAGGCGCGGCAGGGTTATAAGACATTATCGCCCGCAATGAAGGATTTGGAAGCTGACTTGAAGAATAAAGAAATAAACTACAACAACAATCCAATTTTGAAATGGTGTCTCACAAACGTAGTTGCTAAAAGAGACGACAATGATAATATAAGGCCAGTAAAAGGTAAGAATTTACGGGCAAGGATTGACGGTGCAGTGAGTTTGATAATCGCATATGTGGGACTTCAGGAACATTTAAACGATTATAGGGCCTTGTTATAGGAGGTGGTGGAGTGGCAAGCGAAAGGCGGAGTTTGTTCGACATAATTTTTGGCAGGACTAAAGAGCCACAGTCGCAGGATTATACGAATCTCAAATTGCTCAGCGGGTACCAGCCAATATTTACCATGTTCGGGGACAACGCATATGCCAGCGACATTGTGAGAGCGGCGGTAGACGCGATAGCGAGGAACGGCGCAAAACTTAAGCCAAAACATATCCGGAAAACAGGCAGGGATATAATTCAGCAAAATTCAAACATTCAATATCTACTTGAAACACGACCAAACATTTACATGGACGCGTACACGTTCTATTATCGCGTGCTGACCGAGTTATTCATGCGCAACAACAGTTTCATTTTCATCGACAAGGACGACTCCGGAAGCCCAATCGGATTATACCCGGTTTCGTCGGCCAACCTGGAACTTCTCGAAAGCAAAAACGAGATCTATGCGCGGTTCAAGTTTTATGGTGGCGAGCAGGTGACGATCCCGTATACAAACATCGTGCATCTGCGGCGGTTCTTTTTCGATAGCGACTTTTATGGCGCGTCGAATAAAGCCTTGATCCCGACGCTTGAGCTCATAAACACCACCAACCAGGGCATCGTAAATGCTATCAAGACGTCTGCGAACATGCGCGGGATACTCAAGTTTACCCAGGCAATGCTCAAGCCCGAAGACATAAAGCGCGAGCGCGACCGATTTGTATCCGAGTACATGGCGATCGACAACACTGGTGGGATAGGCGCCATAGATGCCAAAGCGGAGTTTATCCCGCTCGACAGCAAGCCGCAAATAGTGGATAAGGACACCATGGCCCATATTAAGCAGTCAGTCTATGACTACTTCGGAGTGAGCGAGCCCATTATCACCTCGAATTATACCGAGGAGCAGTGGAACGCCTTTTACGAGAGCACTTTGGAGCCAATTGCAGTGCAAATGGGATTAGAGTTTACCGCAAAGCTATTTACCGAGAGGGAAATTGGATTCGGCAACCAAATTATTTTTGAAAGTTCCCGCCTTCAGTACGCCAGTGCTACGACGAAGAGTAATCTGATCACAAATCTTATGGGCCTGGCGGTGCTAAGTGTGAATGAGGCAAGGGAGATACTCAATCTTGCGCCTGTAGAAGGCGGGGACGTGCGTTATCAGTCATTGAACTTTGTCGATGCCACGAAGGCGGCGGAATATCAGACAGGCAATGGAGGCGATGAGGATGTCAGCGAAGATAGAGAACCAACTTAAGCGCGAAGTGCGCTCAATGCCGGTAAGCATAGACGACTCGCAGGACGAAAAAATGCTCATACAAGGGTACGCAATCCGGTTTAATGAGCCTGCGGTGTTTAAGTTTGACGGGGTTGAATATCGCGAGGTGATAGATCCGCGAGCACTGGACAAGACGGATATGAAAGATATCCCGCTCAAGTACAACCATAGTGATAACGTAATGGTCATGGCGCGCACAAGAAATAAGACTTTGCAATTGATCAAGGATGAAGAAGGTTTGCGGATACTCGCAGAACTTGCAAACACAACAGCAGGCCGGGATTTGTACGAATTAATCAAGCGCGGGGACGTAGATAAGATGAGTTTTGCGTTTACGGTGGCCAGAGACGATTATGATGTTGAAACAAGAACTCGCCGCATTTTGGCGGTAGATAAAATTTTCGATGTGTCGGCGGTGGATTCCCCGGCATACGAAACCACGAGCATATCCGTGCGTAGCTACTTCGAGGCGGAGGCCGAGAAGGAGCAAACAGCCCTGGAGAGGGCCGCGCGACGGAAAAGGCTCATACTGAAAACCTACTTCTAAAGGGGTGACAACAAAATGAATATAGAGAAAAGACTAAAAGAGATAGATGAACGAAAGATAGAGATACGTCAGTTGCTGGAGAGCAACGTCGAAACCGACCTGGATGAGGTCGAGAAGGAACTATGCGAACTTGAGGCTGAGGCGAAAGAGCTAAGAAGCAAGAAAGAAATTGCCGAGAAGATACAAACTGGAGAAGTGGAAGTGAGAAAAATAGAAGAACCGGAGGTAGAGACGATGGACAATATAACCGCGACGAAAGAATATAGAAGCGCGTTTTTCAAGCGGCTCCTGGGCAAGCCATTGACCGAAATTGAGGAACGGGCATATACATCAGCCGACCAGAGTGCCTACGCAGTAATCCCTGTCGAGACGGCGAACATGATCTTTGAGAAAATGAAGAAAGTCGCGCCGATGCTGAACCAGATTACGCTGCTTCGGGTTGCCGGGAACGTGAAATTTGCCATAGAGGGCACTCGAAATCCTGCTGCTGTGCACGCTGAAAATGATCCCATAACTCCCGCGGCCGATGCACTGACCTATGTAACCTTGGCCGGCTATGAATACGCGAAGGTCATCCGCATCTCAAAGACCGTAGCCACTATGGCGATCGACGCGTTTGAATCTTGGCTGGTAAACATGCTGGCGGAAGACATTGCAAGGGCGATTGAGGATGCGATTATAAACGGCGACGGCTCTACTGAGCCTAAGGGAATAGAACGTGCCAACACCTGGGATCTTACCAACGCAGTTCTGGTAGATCCTACTGAGGGCGTGGACTTCGACGACATAATGGACCTAATGGCCATGTTGCCAAATGCTTACATGTCTAACGCTAAATTCCTTTGCAACAACAAGATGTTCTACGGCAGTCTGGCAAAAGTTAGAGACGCAGATGGCATGCCGATATACGTGAAGGATATGGAGGCTGGAGTATCCTTCCGGATCATGGGTCTGCCTGTGATCCTCAGCGACTATGTGGTCGACAACACTTTGTACTTCGGCGATTTTACTAAGGTAGTCGGCAATTTGAGCCAGGATATTTCCGTAGAGTCTTCGACGCAGAGCGGATTCTTGGCCAACGCGATCGATTTCAGGGGCACAGCTATATTCGATTGCGACATTGCCTTACCCGATGCTATTAGGAAACTTTATGTCGGCGCATCGTTATAGAGGGAGATGATTAGATGGCATTAGCATCGTATAATCCTTTTATCGGCCAGCATATGCTGACGCATGTAGACGGCGTAACCGCCGACAGAGGATACGTCGCGCATTATGTGATCCCGGCGGCCAAAGCCATAGCGGCAGCAGCAGATTATGTGCTGGCGGCAACCGAACTTATGGCCGAATCGCAGGAAATTACCGAAGGGATCACGAAGCCGCCCACGCCGAGAGTCTTGTCAGTTACTGGCAATAAAAGCACCGCGGTTGGCGACGTGATTATCGAAGGAACTGACATGGCAGGCGCGGAATTAGTCGAAACCATAACTTCAACGGGGGATGCTACCGTGGTGGGCACAAAGGCCTTTGCAACGGTTACGAAAATCACCTTGCCGCTGATTTCTTCGCCAGACGGCGAGACAATCAGCGTAGGATTATCGCATGCCTTTGGCCTGCCGTACAAATTGCCATTCGACACCGTGCTTAAAATATACAATAACGGGACAGAGACGACTGTTGCCGCGGGTTCGAGTTTTGACGCGTCGGATTTGTCTAAGAACTATATCGCTCCAACAGAGACGCTTAGTAGCCACCAAGTAGACGTCTATTTAATCGTGTAGAGGGTGATGAGATGGCTTTGCTCGACGATGTGAAAGTAGCGCTTAGAATATCAGCCAGCAATACTAGTTTCAACAGCGAGATAAATGACTTGATCAGCGCCGCTCAAAGGGATCTACTCGTCGCTGGCATAAAGGTGGCAGATACGAGCGACCCATTGATTAAGCGTGCCATTGTCACATACGCCAAGGCGCATTTCGGGTATGACAATCCGGACGCTGACAGGCTACTCAAGGCATATGAGATGTTGAAAATGCACTTGATGCTGTCCACCGAGTATAATTCGGAGGTATAAGAATGAGACACAAGGACGTAATCAAGTTAATATCGGTAACATTTACCACCGACGACATTGGCAATCAGATCGCAGAGGAGGACGAGCGAGAAATATTTGCGAACATGTTCTCCATTTCGGCGACCGAGTATTATAATGCCGCCTTAACAGGATTACGTCCTTCACTCATGTTTGAAATTTACACTTTCGAGTATAACGGCGAGACGCGTTTGGAATACGAGGGCAAAACATACAACATCATTCGAGCAACCACGGCAGGAGAAAAGACCAGACTTGTCTGCGAGAGGGTGGGTGCTAATGCCTAAAGCGGAGATAGAAGGCTTTTCCGTTACCCTTGAAAAACTCTTGAGAGACTACAAGCAAGAAGTCGCAGAATCCATCGAGAAAGCATACGCAGACAAGGCTGGGGAATTGGTGAAGGAGATTAAGCGGACGTCTCCCAGGGATACAGGGGCCTATGCCAAAGGCTGGACGAAGAAGAAACAAAAGTTCGCCGACGGCGTATCGTATCTCGTATATAACAAAGACAAACCGCAAATAACACACCTACTCGAGTATGGGCACGCCAAAGCCGGAGGTCTTGGACGAGTAGAAGGCGTACCACATATAGGGCCAGCACGTGA